TGGTGACATCGGCGTCGGGCCGGGACCGGAACCGGACACGCCCATGTAGCCCATCCATGCAGTCGGAAGTCCGCCGACCTGCGCCACCTTCAACTTCGACTTTAGGAACGGCGATGCCGTAGGCCCGGGCATCTCCAAAGTGGTGGGAGCAAGGAACTGATAGGTACGGACGTAGCGCCAGAGCGCACCCGTTCGGCGGTTGATCGGGTGGTACGCACCAAAGCCCATTGATGCTCGATGTGCGGCGGTAGCCGGACGAAGGGCCGCCCATTTGCCGCTTACGTCGTCACCCTCCGACGAGAATCTCTTGTCGACACGAAACCGCAGGTAATCGACGACGGTGGTGCCAAGGAACGCCTGCACGCGATCCGGTTCCAAGCGTCGCCGAACCGACTCAAGCATTGCGATCACCTCGGTGGTGTCGACCTCAACCGTCAGGTCCATCAGCCCGGACTCCAGAAGTCGCGACCGATCGGGGCGTTGCGCTGTCCGCCGATCACGCCCGTGTAGCGGTAGAAGGCATCCACGCCCGAGACGGCGTCCCCCTGGACGATGGCCGGGGCGTTGCCGGTGGAAGGCGGATTGCGAAGTGCCGCCCCGATCAGATCGAACTGGAAGGTGCAGATCGCCTTGAGAATGCCCTGACCCTCGCGAAGCATCGACATGCCGTAGGCGTTCGTGCTGGTGTCCTCCGAAGCGACGGCTTGGGACATGATGAATCGCCCAGTAGCAATCAGCACGTTGCACTGCTTGAGTCGCAGCACGACGTGCTGGGGCATGGACCCGATGGGTAGCGGGAGCTCGTAGTGTTCGCCGATCTCGCCGTCCATTTCGTCGGCGGCGGCGTTCACGAGCTGGTTGAGGGTGGCGGGGGAGACGGTGAGGTCACCGATCAGCAGGTCGCTGGTCTTGCAGTACCTGCCGGCCTCGGCAACGAATGCCGAGGGCAGGACCTCAAACTCCTCCTCCCAAGCCGTGACGATGTCGGTCGTACCGGTGGTGCGAATCGCCCAGATGCCGGGAATGTCGAACGCCGCGGGTGGTGTGAACTTGAGAATGCCGACGCCCGCCACCGTGACCGATGAATTGGTGAGTGCATAGGTGAGCGTGGTGCCGTCCGGCTTTGCGAGCGCAAACGATCCCGCGCTCGGCGTCGTTGCTACCCCCGTCGACGAGACGAATGTGGAGGTGAACGTCGGTCGCGTTCCAATCTGGTACTTCTCCACCTACAGGACTCCTCGGATGCTTGGGGAAATTCGCGGAACATCAATTGCCGCCCCAGCGCCCGATTGAACAACATTGGGTCGAACAAAGCGAGCAGTGAGAGTTACCCTCCCGGGCTTGCCGGATGCACTTGAGAACGAACCCGCGCGCGCGGCGGCGTGAGCGCTAACCAAGTAGCCCGTCCATGCAGCCGCACCAGGAATGAATGTGCGCGTCGTGGCCGAGGCACCGACGGTCGATCTCGACCCGGGCCAACCGTAGGGCGAGGGAACAAACGGTGCGCTTGACACGGAGAACGCAACGAGGCATGTGGCACCTCCCCAATTGGCATTGGCAATGCCCGCCTGGAAAGAACCGGACGTGGCACCGTGGATTGCCGAACAGGGATTACCCGACCAGACCCGAGGTGCCGGAAGAAATGCTCTGGATGCCGCAGCGGCGGACACCGATGCCGTTGATCGCGTCCACGTTGCCGCCCCCGCCACGAATGTTCCGGTGGTGGCGATAATGGAGATGGACGACGATGAGCCAACCCAAGGAACTGACGGAACAACGAAGCTTCCGCTAACGGCACCCGCGGCGAGGCTGGAAATCGCACCGGACCAGACAACCGAGCCGAGGGCAAACGATCTCGTCGCCGCCACGACCGACACGGTTGCCGCTGAGCGAGTCCATGATGCAGCCCCCGGAACAAATGTTCCGCTAGGGGCCGCCACGACGACGGATGATGTGGAGCGTGTCCAGCTTGCCCCTGCCGGGGCAAATGATCTCGACGCGCCAGTTGCCGCAAGCGTCGCTGCGGAGCCGGTCCAAGTCGCCGAGCCGGTAATGAATGTCCCACTAGTGGCGATAGCGCTGACCGCACCAACCCCACCCCGCCAATCGCCGGAGATGTTCTGGACGGCACCAGAAGAAGTTGCGTTCCCGAGCGTGTTCGCGCCTGTGACACCAATCCGGTTCTGGACGGCACCAGAAGAAGTTGCGTTCCCGAGCGTGTTCGCGCCTGTGACGCCAATCCGGTTCTGGACGGCACCTGTTGAGGTCGCGTTCCCGAGCGTGTTCGCGCCTGTGACGCCAATCCGGTTCTGGACGGCACCTGTTGAGGTCGCGTTCCCAAGGGTGTTTGACCCTGACGCAGTGACTGGCCCGCCACCACCACCACCACCACCCGTAGTCGCACTGGACAGAAACGCGTTCCAACCAGTAATGCCACCATTGGTGCCCTTCGCAATAAGGCCGGGAAGGAAGTTGTTGGGGTCTACTGTTGTTGTGGCTGTGCCGAACTTGACAGTGCCGGTGCCGCTCCCGGCGAACAAACCGGAATCCTTTGACACCCATACGCCGTCAGCGAACCCGTACTGCTCGCTGTCACCAATCGTGATGCTTTCGCCAGCGACCGGTGTTGGGGAACCGCCGCCAGAGGACCAGGTGACTGTGTAGTTGACTGCGGTCATGGTGGTCACCCCAAATAGGGGCGGTTACGCCCCCGGGGTGTACGGCGGGACGACGGAAATCAGCACGTCATTGAGGTAGACGTAGGTCGTCGACGACACCAAAGTATTGTCGGTGAACTCGGCAGGGTAGTGGTGATAGCCCACGTAGTCGTCGGTCGTGTCGCTCCAGACGACGGTGCCCTCGGGCCGTTCGACTCGATAGATGGCAGACATTTGCTGTTCCCTCTCAGCCGTTACCGTCGGTGATCGTCCAGGAGGTCACGGAAACCTGCTGGCCGGACACGAACGAAGTGGACGAGACATTCAGATCGGAGCCCGTGGTTCCAACATCGCCATCCATGATGATGGTCGTGCCATCGGCCTTCAGGAGACGGAACCAAGTGACGGGACTGACATTCGCCGAGGCATTGAGCGGGGCAATGGCGCTGATCGTGATGGTCGGTCCACCGGCGGCGGAGCCGGCGAATGTTGCATTGCAGATCAGTTCAGCCGCCAGTGTGGTGGTGGCCCCGCCCGTTGTCGGACGTGTGCCGCCGTAGAAGCGAAGCTTTGCGCTCGCCCCGGTTGCGGTGGTGATGGCGTCGACCCGTGCGCCACGAACCGCGGAGGAAAAACCAAGTGTCATGTTGGAGCTCCTAGCTGCCGGTGATGGTCACGGAAAGTGCCGGACCGGTGATGTTGCCGCCGAAGGTGATCTGCGACGACGCTGGTGCGTCGATGCCGATGAGCGTGCGGGCCGCATCGCTTGCGCCCTCAATGTAGTAGGCGACGAACGTCCAGGTTTCGCCGGCAGTAACGGAGGTGTAGACGGGTGCGGTTGCCACCAGCGTCACGTTGTCGGCAGCGTCGTCCTCGGTCAGTGTCACGCCAGCAAGATCCGCCCGTGCGTAACCGACGGCCACCGATTCGGCACTTGTGGCGTCAGCGATCACGTCGGCGAGGGTGTTCCAGTCGCGAATGGTTGCCGCTGCGGGAACAGTGCCGGTGAACACCGCCTGACGAATGTCGGTCGTTCCCGAGATTGCCGAGTTCATCAGCGTGAACAGGCCTCGGTTTGCGAATGTGAATGCCATGTCGAATGACTCCTCTCAACTAACGCGAACGGGGCGGCCGGATTACTCCGACCGCCCCGTGCCCGTGTCCAGCGAACCGATGAACTAGATGACCTTGATGACCGTGGTGTAGTCGAGGTGCGGCATGACGGGGAAGGCCTTGATGCCGGTGCCCACGTCGTAGCCCCAAGGATCGCGGTCGTCCTTCTCCCACTCGTAGTAGCCGCTCGTCCAGTTGCCCTCGGGGTGGGGGCTGGTGAGCGTCTTGCCGAAGCCGATGGCGTCGTCGACGCCGTCGATCGTGGCCTGCGAGGGCAGGAGGATGGCGTAGTCCTCACGCATGAAGCGGGTCTGCGTGAGCGTGTTGCTGCCCTTGGCGCGTGTGGTGAACACGCTGTCGTACACCATGAACTCAATGTCCACCTGATTGCCGATGAAGTCGGCGGCGGCCTGCGGACCCCAGCCGGACACCTTATACATCGGGTTGCTGCCGGTCAGGGCGTCGATGAACTTCTGCGACTTGTACAGCTTGCGGAGCGCCTTGCGGCTGATCAGCATGCGGGTGTAGTCGATCTGCGGTGCCGCAGCTTCCTTGATGGCGATGAGGTCCTCAATCGGGTCCGACGCCGTGGTGCCCCACAGGTTGCCGGTCGGCAGGGCGATGTCCTGCTGGCTGGCGGGACGGTTGCCGTTCACCGTGAAGCTGATGTTGCCGTCGTTGTAGCTGATCGAGCCCGTATCGAGCATCTTCATGATCAGCCATTCGAGACGGTTGTCGAGGCGTGCGCGGCGACGGCGTGCATCGCGGGCGACACGGCGGCGGAAGTCGTCGGTGACCGAGGTACTGGTCAGCGGGAGGGAGGTCGCACCGGCCATCTCGCCGATCATGAGGCCCTCACGGTAACGCTGCACGTCGCTCGCCGAGTAGTGGTCCTTGATGGCCCAGTCGATGATCGACGCACGGCCGGAGCCGACCGACTCGTCCTTGCCAGCGAGCTCCGACTCGGCGTCCTCGGCGCGTGCCGGGGCCATGCCAGTCGCGGGCTGACGGATGTAGTCGAAGATCACGTCGTCGGAGCCGACATCCTGGAGCGGGGCGAACATCCGCAGACCGATGTGGTCCTTGGGGGGTTCGTAGTCGCGGATGACGCCAAGGGCGACTTCCTTGCGGACCAAGCGGTCCTGCGGGATGGGTGCGGGTGCCATGTCTTGTGCTCCTTGGTCAGATCTCGGTGGAAGCCGTGTGGAACGTGATGTTCAGCGCCTTCTTGCCGAACATCTGCGC